TGAGGCCCAATATAACGCCGGCGTGGTTTAACATTACCAGATCGGACGCGTCACCGTCTACCACCTTAAAACCTTTATAGGTGGCCGGTAATTGATCCGAGAAGACGGCCGAAACATTGGCCCCCATATTTAGGGCCGCGATCGCGTCGCGCTCATTGTCTTCAGCCCTGGAATAAGTCACAACATAATTAGGCGCATTAATATACTTTTTTACTTTGCCTAATATTTTTGTATAGTCATAAAAAACCGCGACCGGGGCCAGGTCGGCAATATCTAAACCGGCGTATTTTTTCAATAGATATACAAAATCCTGATCACTGGTCCCATTAAGCCGGAAAGCTATTTGCTCCCCTTTCTTTTTAGCTTTGGCCGTTTCTTTTATTATTTCCCCGGCCAGCTTTTTAATAAATAAAGACTTATCACTAATATAAAAATTAGTCTTATTAATGCGCGCATTTTGTACGCTGGTAAAAGCTCCGCGCCCGGCGTTATATAAACAAGCAGCCGCGCAACCTTTCGAGGCCATCGGGCAAAGGTTAATTTTTGCGGCGTTTTGTGTGTGTGGTGCCAGGTAAAGAATAAAGGTTTTAATTTCATTCTTTGCCGTCTTTGCGTTTGTGTGGCCCGGGCTCAATAGCCGGGCCGGTATGTTGTAATTTTTCATTGTTATATGTTTAATAGTTTAGACTCCAAAAAGGACTCGATAAAACCAGGGGGCAAATCAAAACTTTGCCCGTCCTTTGTTATTGTGGCCTCTATTATTTCGGTCTCATTGGCTCCGGGGGTTTCATTGTCCCCGGCCCAATCGGTCAATAGTAAAGTATAGTCTAGTTGATAACCGTCAGCTATAAAGGTTTCATATTGTTTCCGTTGTTTCATTTTATTTTGGTTTTTATGTTCTTCAAAAGTTTGAGCATTATTAAAAGAATTAGATAAGATCTTAATTAATTCGTTTTCCTGGTCCTGGTTAAAATTTATCATCTGTTAATTATTTTCGTTAATTCATTTATCTTATTAATGCGCTGGTCAATTTCGCCGCCGTCCACCCAGGGGTCACGAAAAAATGTATATTCTACCCCGTCAATTTTTGCAGATATAATCCGATTAAATTTTATTGTTCGATAGGCTTTTTTCCTGGTGTTAAATAAATTGATATTTTCAACAGCATCTAAATTATATTTTAGCTTTCCGCCCTTTAAGTATTTAGTTACCCCTTTGCGAAATACACCCCGGCCCAATGTTTGATTGGCCCTGGTGTAGGTAAGCGAAAAAAACCGACCGCTTTTGATTTTGTTGTTTAATTCTGTAAAGTTTAAAGTTTCCATTTTGTAATAATTAAAGGTTAATAAAATAGTTAATAAAATGCCCGGCGATATAACCGCCAAAAGCAAACAAATAAAGGTTTGTAATTAATTTCATTGTTTAAATATTTATGTTAATTAAATGTTGATAAGACAAATGTAATAAAAAAAAGCTTACATACAACAAAAAAAAATAAAAAACAACGAGGCCCCCTAATTTTTTTTTAATTACCTGGTCCGGATCTTTGCCAGGTGAAGACAACAAAACAAAACAAACAATATATAAAAGGAACGGGCGCACGCGTACAAAAATATATTGACTTATGCAAACTGCAAACGTTATCAATAATGAATCTAAATAAGGCCCAAGCGGCCCGCGCGGGGGGTACTGCGTTTAAGGGGGTACTGCGTTTAAGAATCCAGTTGCGAGTTCCTGGGCCTACTGCGTTTAAGAATTTCGGGGCCACTGCGTTTAAGAATCTACCCCTACTGCGTTTAAGAATCTACCGGATCACATAAGTGCCACGCTTGGCATTGATCTCTGCAAACTGAAGAGCATATCTCATTGCATCGATACAGTGATTCCATTTGTCTATTGGCCGCTCATTGCGAGCGTGCCATACATAATTATTCAGCTCCTTGATTATATTCTCTGACTTAGCATCTACTATAATCTCATAGTCCTGCATAAGGGCTATCCCTGAAAGGATAGACCCTTTACCTTTCTTTGCTCCTTTCACATTACAGCCATAAACCTCCCGGAGTTCCTGTATCATCCTAGGCTCATTGTTGTCTGTTATAATTATAGAGTCTAAGGCGTGCCTTATATTCCTTTCGCCTATTTCCTTTGTAGATAGCCCAGGCTTAACGAAACACTCCTGGACCCACATTATCCTATGCTCAGTGTCTACAGAGCATCTGACGAGCGTTGTGGGGTCTGTAGAGAATCCGTAATCTTGTCCGTATACAATCTGATGGTAGTCTTTGAATTGACCAGTCCTCCAGTTAGTGATCACCACACCTTCAGCCTTGTCAATCCACCCACCCATTATCTGGTGCAGATACTTCCTTGGGTTCTTCTTACGCATCATCTCTACTTGCTCAACAAAAGAATTAGATAGATTATCTTTGTTGTCTATATAGCTAGTGTGAATGTATGTTACGTTATCCTTCCATACATTTGACCCAGCCTCTACTCTTTTGGCCGCAAAGAACCTCTGGTATATCCAATGCTCCTTTGTGGTTGGGTTGAGTATTAGTATACATCTATTCTGTTTGTTCTTCTCTCTGACTGATTGGTCTATCTTATCAAAGCTGTCCTCATCTATAAGTTCTTCTGCTTCGTCCAGGACAAAGGTTGTAATACCCTGTAGAGACTTCAAGGCAGCGGTTTGATTACCGCTGCTAGTCTTGATACCTTTAAATATTATCGAGCTTCCAGTGGCTGTGTTTAATATCTCATCCTTAGTTATCCTAAAGTGTTTAGCAATACCGAACAGCTCAAGCTTCTCCAGGAACTCTGGTATAATAGAAGTAGCAGCAGACACCATAGTATACCTAGCGAACAGAATCTTATGCCCCTTCTCCATTGTAAGGAAAGCCAGGAAGGTATTTACTGCAAAGGACTTACCGGATCCCCTACCACCCGTCACTACAAAGTAACGGGTGTCATTTCCTAAAGCTTGATATTTATCGTGAAGTTGAGGTGCTGCCACGAGATTCTTTTGGATTAAGTACTCCCCTTGGAGACAATGTAGCTGGCTTTACATAATAGCCTAGTATTGGATTCACAAGGTAATTCCAAAAGTCCTTTGGAAAGTCCTTTGGATCATTGATCTGTCTCTTCTTGTTCATTATCTTCTGGTGTTACATCTATTGTGTTATCTATCTCAGGAGCCTGCTGAGTTCCAGCAAATATGTTTGTGATGGGTATGTCTAGCTTTTGACCTCCGCTAGTATAGTCTACACTTTCTGTAGGCTTGCCATATTTATATTCAAAGAGTAATTTCATATGGGCGAAAGAGGACTTGGCTTGCTTCGCTAACTCGGCCCAGGCCTCTTCTTCAGAGCCAAAGACCTCCTTCATTGCGTTCAGAGCATAGATACCCATTCTATCCTTCTTAGCTTCATTAATAGCAGCAGGAGTAGCGTTAACCTTATTGGCTAAGAAATGCTTATCTCCCTTCTTCCTACCATTGTTCCTACGACCATCGTTCTTCTTAATGTACTTAAACTCTTTCGGCTTTCTACCCATACTAATATAACTGATTATCTATCAGCGTGTTTCTTATAAAAAGCTTTCATATGCTTTTTAAATATCCAATTGTAAGCTTCCCAGGTTTTATTAGAGATGCCAATCTTTGTGTATATATGTTTAGATCTTTTCTTTTCCGTTCCCCTTTGGATGACCAGGTAGAAGTTCTTACACTCACCTACGCACTTCTCAGCAGGGATTGGATATATCTTATAGCCATTAACAACGCACCAAGAGGCTGCCCAATGATTAATGATACTGTAATCTATTTCTTCTTTTGTTTTTCTCTTTCTCGCCAAATCTTTGGATATTTTTCTTTCAACCAAGTTGAATCCCAGAGATTATTCTCATTTAAATACTCTCGATTCATTTGAGGAAGATTTAATATGTCATTCCACCATAAATATCTTTTTGTTTCTGACATCAGTCTACAAATAACATTACTAATAAAATAAGTATACCTATCAAAAATATTAAAGCTATTGTCTCAAACATATTCTTTAGTTCTAAGGGTTCTATATTCATTCAACAGAATTCTATGCTCGACCAATAGGTTGGCATATTTATCTCTATAATACTTCTCCGGGTTAATGTCCCGCTCTCTAGTCTTAGTGCATTTAGATATAAGCTTATTGAGTTTATCATACACCTCGTATAAGTTTATCTCGTACTCAACAATAACGTCATCAAATATTTTGATTCCGTGAAGTACTGTGGCGTGATCTCTACCTACAGACATACCTATCTCACTAAGAGAACAGAACGTATGCTGTCTGCATAGTTTAAAGTATACTGCTCTAGCATATACTCTAGCTCTTAATCTACTAGGATGGCTTAAGTCTAAATCAAGTTCCCTTTCCACAAGCTCTCTTATTTCTCTAATTTTCATATATGTCTTTTTGTTTTTCTAGTTCTAATTCTACTCGATTAACTTCTAATTGTATTTCTTTTATAGTACACTTGTCTGCTTGCTCCAATGCTTTCTTTACACCAGCACAAGCTTCATATAACTCTAAAGATTCAAAGTCCTTCATTTGGATTGATATCTCTTGATAGGTAACACCCATCAGTAAATCAACCAAAGCAAGGTAATAATAATTCAGAACCTCAAAGTCGTATTCTTCCTTGGTCATTAAAAAAAACCTTTTATACAATCATTGTAAAGATTAGCCTGAATCTCTTCTTCGGTCTTATCTAAGAAATGCTTTTTGTATCTCTCAGTAGCAAGGTCTAATTTACTCTTGCCAGACTCATACGCGCGTTCTGACAGCTCATATATTGCCACACGACCTGTTACCTTCTCCACTACTAGAAACGTAAATCTAGACACGTTAAATAGCGTCATATAGATATATGCCTGAACATCGTAATTCCACTTATTCTTTCCAGTCCAAAGCCAAGTGTCTAGCTTAGCAGTTGTCTTAAGATCAACAATGTGATCTAAGTGAAGAGAATCTGCCTTAGCTCTAAAAGGTATATCATTTATCATTCCAATAGCAGGAACCTCAGGAATGCCTCCCTCTAGAAGTTCTCTTGCCTCATCACAAAGCAGCATCTTTTTATAGATAGCATTCATAAAATTATATTCCTTTCTAAGAATAACTTCTTTATCAGACTCTTCATTCATTCGCCTAACAGACTCTACCCGTCTCTCATATTCTACGATTTCATATCGCTCATCCATTTTCTCAGGCTCTAACGCTAGAGTATGAAATATTTGACCTTCTACAAATTGTTGTTTGTATTCCGGTTCTTCTGTAATGCTTTTGTAATATTCTTTAGCAGAAATAAGTAGAGGCTTAAGTGAAGATGAAGATAAGGCTGCTTTTCCTAGGTAGCCGTAATAGAATGAATCATCATCCATATTACTTAGCAGTTCATCTTTTACCCAATCTATTCCGTCTAGCAATGTTATTGTATCGTTGCTCATATAGTTTTATTTTCAAGCAAGATAATAAACATTTTGTTAACTACGAAATAGATTTAGGCTTTTCTTCGTAATAAGCCTTTAGTAGATATCCGTCTATTGGACTGATGTTGGATATAGATTTATAGATTAACTTGCTAATAGATTTAACATCCTTTCGCTCCGTAGTAGTAGAGTCTGTTCCTAGGTTTGTGTAGAGATTGCAATCAATCTCCAGCAAAGCATCTACTTTCTTCTGAACAGACCAGGTCCTGTACCCTACTATCTTTTGTATTCTGTCTCTAGTATTCATCTTTGTTTTTTTAACTTCTGTATGTATAGAGCTGCATCGAGCAGCTCTTCCTGGAGTTCTTTCAACCAAACATAGAATCCATCCGGATTATCCTGTAAGGTCGTGCCATACTCCTTTATCCCACGCTGACTGCGTTTATCCATAATCTCCTTCACCTCTTCAACAATGGGATCCGTTTTAACCGGATCCCTCCTAGCTGTTGTATTAGTGGTATACTCTTCTCTGTCTAAAAAATACTTGCTTATTGAATCTCCCATAACTTATAAATATGAATAGCAATGCTTATTGTGAATAGATACATTAGCTACTAGCTTGTCTATCTTTGCCGTGTTCTTAAATTGTGTTGTCTTGTTGTGTTTCTGCACAAACCACTTAGGCTTAATCCTGAGCAGGTTGAAGCAGTAAATCCCTTTTGGGGTTGAGCATATGTACATAGGAACCTCTAGGTTCTCGTGGGCCTTATCTACCATATAGTCATACTTGCTCTTCTCTATAAGCAAAGTGTCATAGTGTGCGCCCCTGCATTTAAGTTCTATCCTGTGATTGAAGTGAGCCGAATAACAATCCCACCTACTCATCTTATCTTCTGACTTAACTAAATCAATATAATTGGAGAGTTTAATTTGGCTGAATAGATCAGCCTCATTATACTTGCCAATAGGTTTATCGATTATGTTATCCCAGATATTCATTATAGACGGCCTCTAATTTATTATACACTCCATTAATAAAACAGCTACTGCAACCAGACATTTCTCTTTTGTCATTGAATACCCTGTTGTAAATATCTAGCAGCTCCTTCTGTATTGTAGGACTTATACTAGAATTAGGCTTTGCAAAGAATCCTTTGAGATAATCAAACTCAGGTTCTGTTAAACAATTAGGCTTCTGGTAGGAAAACATCTTATTCAGCTTTTCCTTACGCTCATCACATCCACAGTCCTTACCATCCGCAAACATCTCTACTACCTTCTTTATTCCGGTAGCCTTAGTAATCTTCTCTACTGTATCACCAAGGCCTTCTGAGGCCTTTTGGTGATTCTTGACCCATTCTTTATAGGCCTTCGTTCTTTTATCCTTAGGTGGTTCCATAATTAAATTTTATCAAAATCTCCGTTCTTAAAATCCTCCCAGTCCTCCAGGAGTTCGTTATTAATCTTTACCTTATAGTTCTTACAACTATTAAATATTGAGGTTAAGGATATGTTTGTTTTACTCGCGATATCCCTCATAGACATATCACTTCTGTAATATAGAGCAAACAGCTTCTGGTCATACCAATAGTCCCAATCCTCCACCACTTTCATTACTTTGTCAAAGAGTCTATCGTGAGCCTCTATAGCCTCCACCTCTTTCACATCGTATGTTACTTGGTTATTTATATGCAAAAAATCTGCCGAGTAATCAGACAGATCTTCTAAATAAACAGTACCATTCTTAGCCTTGTAAGTCCTTGCACTCATCCACATATTCCTTATGGTGGTCCATATATAAAATCTGTTGATTGTGCCAGTGTCTTTGTAGTAAACCTTGCTTTCATCTTTCACATACTTATGCAGCCGAAGATACATCTCCTGGATCAGATCCTCGGCAAGGGAGGGCGGCACTCCCATATTCAACGCCATTGCCACCCAAAGTTCGTGTTTCCTACCAAGGTCTTCTAGCACTAAGTCTGTATTGGAACGTAAAGAGCAAAGAAACCAAGTTGGACTCTAATGATATCGATAGTCTCTAAATCCTCCCCTCCTTGCACATCAATGTCTGTAAGATAATCTACGCCAAAAGCGAAGCCCATTATCCATTCAAAATCTATTCCCATAATCTATCAAATATTTTTATTGCAACCGTAAAAAATACTACACTCCATATTACGGATACTGTTAAACAAATCATTCTAATTAACGTATTCGTTAAGAATCTCTTCATTTTGTTATAAATTTAACATATTGTTGTTTAATAAACAAATTTTACCTTTATGCAATCAGAATCGCTGTAGTACTTCTTCATTTGTTTTATCTCTACGATGTTTTGATCCTGTTCATAAATGAGTCCCTCCAAAGCATCAAAGAATGCTTTGTTAAGGTTATCCTGTAAGTCTGGCTTTGTTGTTTTAGGTGTCTGACCTATCCTCCTTTTCTTCGGAGTAGCCTTAGGATATGCGTAACTATATTCAATGTATTCCACAAAAATTGGTGTTCCCGCTTCTATTATAACGAAATTATCGGGTAACTGTTCCGAAACTAATGTAACAATGTACTTCTGGTAATCAACAATTTTCTTTGGTTTGTACTTGATTCCATTCCTACCAATCCTAAATGATTGGTGGGGTTGAGCCTTAATATTGAGTTTAAATTCTAAGGTGTTCATAAATTTATGTAGCCTCCCTCTTCCGGAAGATCAATTTGTTTGTCTATATAAGGTATTCCGTTTTTTATTCTAAAGCTAAACTTGTCGAAGGGCTGACCTCTACTTCGCATACAACTCACAATAGTAATACCATCGTCTTCCTCATCAACCTTAACCGATATCTGAGTCTCTGTCTTTTTCTCTAGGAAAGAGCCTAAATGGCCAGTAGGCTTCATTGAATTGTAATTAGAGTGAATAACAGTAATGATATGTATCTTTAGTTCCTTGGTCCATTTCATTAGGTATTGAACAAGTTCATTGCTAGCATTGATGTCATTGACATCATTTATAAGATCGGCTATTCCATCTATAATTACCAGGCCTAGATTATCTACTCTGTTTATATGCCAGTCTATAAATTCAAGTCTCTCCTGGGGAGTATATTCTCTTAGTGAGTAGGGCTTGTATGTCTCAAGCCCTCCAGCCATTTTGTCTATCCGGCCAAAGACTCTTTGAGCGTGAAACTCTCCCTGCTCAGTATCATAGTGAATAGTCATCTTACCATCACTATGGCCAATCATTCTTTCAGAATAATGATTAGATCCGGAAACATAAGCACTAGCCATAAGAGAAACTAAGAAAGTCTTGCGACTCTTTGGGGGAGCCTGTATGAAGCTAAAATTGCCATATGTACCCACACATATAGGCAAGTCCCTTTCACCGCCTGTAGACCCCATAGAAATGGCTACAGGAGGATAGTCAACCTCCTTCTTAGGATCCACATAGGCATCCTTAAGAATTTGCTCAAACTTCTTGTTGTGATCTAGCTCTAATTCCTGGTATGGCATCCGGCCTTGTGTTATCTTTTATAATACCTTCTACTAATTGTCTGATGAAGCCTTGGTGTTCTTCTACAGAATCCCCATCGGGATTCATAAGAAACAGATCAACTGCTAGGGTCTGCTCCCACATTGACCTATCAGTTCTAATTATCTGTTCCATTTTAGATATAACCCTATGCGCAAAGAAATCTGAGGTGGCTTGGCTATTGCCAATCCTTAGATTGAACACCTGAGCAAAGGCCCAAGTTGCAAGCCTATACATAAATCTGCTTCTGTACTCTTCAATAGCCTCATTATAATTTAATTCCTTGATAAGCTCGTTTAGAGATTCTCTATCTCGATTAGAAGGTTTAATGCTGTTTTGTTTTAACCTATACGTTAAGTGATCTAGGCTTCTGTAAATTTGGTTCATATAATTTGGTTTGACAAAAAAAAGGGAAGACTTTCGACTTCCCCTTTCTTCTAACATTAGTAATTAAAAATCAAGTCCACCGGTTTCAATTTCGGCTTCCTTCTCCTGCTTATCGACTACGTTAATAGTACCATCAGTCCAAACAACTTTTCCATTACCTAGAAAATTTCTGTCTTCTTTAGCATCTCTCTGCTCTTTGGTTTGTTCTGCCCATACAGAGACATTCCTTCCGTATTCGTCAGTGTTGTCATAAATCTTAACAGTAACGTTTTTATACTTACCGTCTTTACCTTTTAGTCCTAGTGATAGTAATGCACTCATAGTTTATTTATTTAATTAGTGATTTAAGATCTTTCAATAGATCGTTATTAATAGTATACTTTCTCATAACAGCAGCAACGTTGCCCCCTCCATCAAGGTAAGATACTACCTTTTTATATTCAGGAGAGTCTTTTACTAGGGCTGGTTTGCCCGGACTAGACTTGCTGTGATCATTTGTAGCATCAGCATCTTTAGTATCATCTATAAGCAATAAATTACCTATGGCATACTTTTTAGCATAGCTAGAAGCAGCACCAGTTCTCTGGGGCTGTTGCATCCCTTTAGCATCAAAGTCTATAATAGCCTGGGCATTAGACTCAATCTGCATACTAGGGTCTTTAGCATCAATAAGCTTGGCAGTAGACTCAATATATAAGACTCCTCCAACTTCTTTAATCTCATCAGTCATCTTAAGCACGGCTTCGTGCTTCATAGCTAATGGTTTAACAGCCTCCAAGATGTCCTCGGCAGATCTGTAATTGTACTTCCCAAAGGCATTCCTTTGGTTCTTAGGAGCCTTAAGCTCCGTTTGGATCATTAATAGTTTCTGTGTAATATTCATAAATTAATATTTAGTAATTTCTCTCAATACAACTTTCTTGTATTCTGTAGGGCATTCCTCATCACAAAGCTCAACAACATAAGATATCAATCTATCTATCTCACCCTGCTTTTCTGCATTGTATTTGGTTAGTGCCTCAATCCTCGCCTTGTAGTAATCGGTCTGATTGTAAAATGGTCTAAGTGTGTTCTTCATATTAGTTAATTTTTATGCAAGGTATAAAAAATAATTAACTAAACAAATAATCAACAAAAAAAAGAGAGCTGTATCTCTACAGCTCCCCCAACCAAATTAACTAAAACAATTTAAAAATGAAAAACAATTAATAATTTAAATTCAGACAAATATATATTATATTATTAATATAACCAAAACATATCCGGTTTTTGATCATCATTATCTACATAGATAGTCTTCTGGTCCCTAGACACAGCTATTCGACTAAAGCCAACCTCCATCAAAGAAGCTATCATCTTGTATCGTTTCTTAGAGTTCTCACAACGTATTATCGCAGCCTTACCTATAAGGTGGCTGCTTACACTAGAGTCTTCCCAACGTCTGTTTTGGAACTTAGTCCTGTAACCAGACACTATTAAGAATTGCAGCTTGCATAAATGTGCAGCTGCATCTATCATAGTAAGAAATTCTCTATCCATATACTTCTCGGCAGACCCCGGTTGATCGGGACTGTCGAACTCTGTAATAAGAAAATGTCTTAATTCCATACTGCAATATAATATTTTTTTTATACATTTGCAAAACGTAGCAGTAGATCTACGTTAAAAACTACCAAACTTCAATAGAGATATTGTTGGATCAGATAGCATTGAAAGTTTGTTTTTCTAGGGGGCTTTTTCTTTTCTTTCTTTTTCTTTTACCCTTTTCTTTTTCTTTGTTTTCTTTTAATTACACATAAAAAAGTACTGTCCCAGTGTGCCACCCTTAGGGTATGGGACAGTGGGACAAGCTGAAACGGTCCACATATGATACTGTGTTTAACAAAGTAGTCTATCTACCCTGACCTCGATACTTCTTAATGTAGTTCTTAGAGCTTTTTAGCACGCTAGTCTTAGACTTAGCGTGCGTACCAGGTCGCTTAACTCTTTTCTTCTTCTGGAATGTGGGTTCTGCTCTACGGGCCATTACTGATGCATCTTGTTACCAAACACCTTCTCGACTCCGCGGCTGCCAAAATAGCCACCAATTACAATAGTTAATAAGCCTGTAATAGAATCTAATGGATAGCCCATATACCACCCAGCTACATAACTGACAGTTAAGAATACTAATGTAAGTGGCCGCACATTTTGTGCGAGCCACCCACTTCTGCTATCAGCAACCCATCTACGGGTTACTCCGTCCATCTCAGCTCTCTCTAGGCGCAGTTTCTCTAATGCTATCTCTTTATCTTCAGAAGACATATCAGAACCTCCTATAATCGCCTCTATTACATTCCCCACCGGAGTGTCTTGTGCTATAGCACCTACAACCTTAGGTATCTTTTGCAGTAGGAATGATCCTACTGCTGTATCTTTAAACTTCTTCTTAGTCTTTGACATTTACAATCTCGTTATATAATATCTGAGCTAGTTTGACTTCGTGTGGATTATCTATGCAAACGTCTTTAGTTAATTCTTTAAACCTTACCAGGTTCTTTTCTCTTACACTTGCACAACTTATCATTGTTGCAACAAGTAATATTGTTGTTAATCTCATTTTGTCTGTTTGTTTGTTGAAGTAGTAATACTTCGGTTAGTTTGTCGATACTTTTTCGTATCTCCTTTAATTCGTTTCGAAGCCCATTAGACTTCACTTTTATTTCATTCATTTATAAGGGTGTTGCCTACGGTTGCGCTAATACGTCCAGATAACATTTGGGTCTTTGTGGTCATCTGAGTCAACGTGGATGAAAGTGTTGGCAATACCAAACCTGGTGAAGCCTGCGTTAATGAGGGCTTCAAGTATAATCCATCTTTCTCTCGAACCCTGGATTGCAATATCAACTGCCTTTCCCACAATATGGCTTGAGTTCGGTCTTCCTCCAACTTTTTCGTTATGTTCGATAGTCCGATATCCGGAGTTGATTTTAAACGGGATCCCAGCCACTTGACGTGCGTGGTCGAGCATTGAAAGGAACTCAGTATCCATATACTCACCAGAGTGAGGAACATCCGGGGATGCAAATTCTTCATACTTGAAATGTTTAAGACTCATTTTTACATTGGTTTTTACACTTACATTTGCCTGTCTTGCAGTCATCATACTGTAGTGTCTTGTTGAGTAATAATCTGTCTATAGTATCATCCTGCACCTTGATAAGCATATTCTCTAGCATATCCTTGGATTGGACCAGCATCTCTATTTTCATCTCTAAGTTACTAATCTTCTTCTTAGCAGCCTCAAGGTCATCCGGATTTCTACCAGTGATAGAGGCAATAACCATAGCAATACTAGCAGCTATCATACCAATAAGAGTGTTCACTATTTGTGCATTGTCGCTTGGGATGGTATATTTTGTAAGGTAGTATAGAATTAATACTACCAAAAAAAAGACAATCAGACTACCTACATAGTGTCTGATGTCTTTTGCTACTCCATTAGTAGGCATCTTCATTTCTTTAAAGCTTTATAAATTTGTATTACAGTAAATGTTAAAGTTGCACCCATTACAAGCATTTGCAAGTAAGCGTTTATTTCGCTTACGCTAAACGCCAATGCAAATAGGTTTGCTGCGTACAGTCCAAATATCTTCAAATCTTCCATAGTAACTGTTTTTAGTTACTCTTGCTCAAGCGCTTCTTTTAGAGCGTTTACAAAAGCATCTTTTCCAAAACTTAATTGTTGCAAGTTGAATTCACTTGACTGTATCTTGCGTTGTAAGTCTGAAATGTGATTAACGATTATTTGTTGTTCTTTTGTCAAGTCCTCAAAAAAATACTCTTTTTCGTCAATCGTAATAGCTGTCTTTTCTTTTTTTGCCATCTTACTTTTATTTATGTTAAACAATTATTTATTCTCCAATAGTCTTTGTAACTACTGTAGGATTTACTTTTTCTGCTATCTGCGCATCAATAGCATCTTTTTTAGCTTGTACTTCTTCTTCACCCATTGCAGCTTCTACCCATCCGTTTACTTGCTCCTCTGTAATATCTGCGAAGGAGGTAAAGTCTGATAGGTCAGAAGTTTCTAGTGATTGCGTTCCATAAACACTACCTGTGTTATCGCTATCATCTGTTCCTGTAAGTCTCCAATGTACGTTGAAGATTACGTCAGACTCTCCCTCTAGTGAGGGGTAAGTATCTACTGTTTTGTTGTTCCAAGTGTAAGTCATTTTTTAAGGATTTATTTGTGATTTAAGTATTTCTATTTCTGCTTTTAATTCTTGTATTGCACCTACC